ATTTCTGCCGCCAATCGCTCCCGGTCATCGTCCATTAACTTGATAATGTAAGCACTAAGGCTCATGCCAGCCGCTGCCGCCTGAAGCTTATACTTGTCTCTTACGCCCTTTCCAACTCTTACCTTAATTTCTTCTGTTTTTTCCCGCAGATGTTTTTCCGTTGCTCTCTTCTGTGCCTCTGTATATTTCCGTCCCATACTCTCACCTACCTTATATATTGATTATAGCATTTATGTATATAGGGATATATATACACATTGCACAACAATTTCTTATTTTCTTTGTTGAATATGCCTATTGATTATATATCTCCCATATATTATAATAAGCTCATCAGTTAAGGAAAGTTGAAAAAACAAGAGAAAAAGAAAGCATAGAAGAGGAAACAATTAAAAACAAGCTTAAATCAAAAGAAAGGAAGAAAAAACATGAAAAACTACAAAGAACATCACACATCATTAACAAGAGGCTATGTCAAAGTTAATCAGCAAATCAAAGAAGAGTATAACGGCAGATTCGGCAAGGGCTACATAATCAAAAGACACAATTCTAACAGCACACAGTATTGTTATATTACTTATTACGTAGAAGCTTGAGAGGGGGAGCAAAAATGAAATATTTTGAAGGAATTACAACAATCGATGAACTCAAGAAAGTTTATAGAAAGCTCTGCCAGCTTAACCACCCGGACAACGGCGGCAACGTAGTTATAATGTCGGAAATCAACAACGAATACACAGCACTTTTTAACAGCTTAAAAAATCAGCACAACGCAAAAGCGGAATCGGACACAACAGGCAACACAAGACCTATAAACGAGTGTCCGGAAGAATACATCAACATCATTTCGGAGCTTGTAACACTTAAGGGCTTAACCGTTGAGCTTTGCGGCTCTTGGATATGGATAAGCGGAGACACAAGAGAGCATAAAGACAAACTTAAATCAATCGGCTGCCGTTGGGCAAGCAAAAAAAAGATGTGGTACTGGAGAAGCGATGCAGATGCAGTTAAAAGCCGTAAAGCCAAATCAATGGATTATATCCGCAATAAATACGGCTCAACATCTTACAGCACATCAGATTTATTACTTGCATAACATAATAGCCGCACTGATGAGCCGTAATGACGGCGAAACCCCTCAGGGGTCTGCGGATAGGAGGCGAAGCAATGAAAGAGGAATGTATAAGAATATACGCTAATATGTACAATTATGAGGCTGTAGCAGACATTGACACTATTAAAAAGTATGACGACTACGCCAAAAAAGATATAATACGTTTGCAGACAGCTATCAACCGTATGCAAGAATACCGCTCTAAACTGTACGAGCACGCTCAAAAATTAGCAACGGCAGAATATACACTGCAAGTATCAATTAAGCGTGAGAAGCGTTATTACCGAGATAATAAGGTATACTACTATATCAATATTGCAAAGGTCTTTCCGGGTATCGGAACAGAATCAATATTAGCAGAAACCTATCCCGGAACAGAACGCAACAAAGCAATAGCAAGATATAACGAATTATGTAAGCAATACCCACAGGCGGAACACATCAAAAGTATTGACAAGGCACGCTGGGAGAAATAATATTAAGATTAAAGAATAACAATAAAAAAGGAGCGATTAAATGAAAGATTGGCAATTTGAAAACGGCATTGAAGTATACGAAAAACACTGGGATAAAGACTTGCATTGCTTAGAAGTGTACAACAGGTCCGAATACCTCGTCACTGTATATCCCGGGGATATTGAGAATATGCAATATTGTTTTAAACTATTAGATAGCGGCAAAGACCCCATTAGTGATGGCTGGGAAGATGGTTGCGGAAACGCTTGTACATTAGATGGCTGGGGAGAATAACCTTAAGGGGGGCAATATCGCCCCCTATTTTTTGGAGGAATAAGTAAAATGAATTTCGATAAAGTTTTAGATTTACACGATTTGCTTAACCTCGAAGAGATTATCCCTGTTGCTCACACTCGTATACTTCCGCACATCGGTGTATTATTATCCGATAACGGAAATTTTATCGGTGCAATGATTATCAACAATGAGCGTTGTTCTATTCCTTGTACAATCGAATCAGAAAGCCGAACAAGCGGCATTTCGCCACACCTAATACATGATAAGATGTTATATATATGTGGTAATTACCCAAAATACGAACAACACCACAACGCATATATGCAACAGCTATCCAATTATATAAGCAATGTTGACGATAAGCTCGCAAAAGCAGTTTTTATTTACCTGCAAAAAGGTACTTTAAATTTTGATATAAAAAATTTATTGTCACAACTGCATGTGAAAGAAGAAAAAGCGAATATAATATTTTTAACGCCTAACATTGACGATACAATAAACAAAAAATGGACTGAATACTATGTTAATTCGCTTCCTAAGAACGGCATTTGCAGTTTAACAGGTGTACCTGATTACATACCATCGACATACCCGAGATACATTCGCAGTCATATTGACTTAGCAAGATTATTTGTAGGCAAACAAAACGATCTTGATTCGATGCCAGCATTGCTTCCCGGATATATAGCGTCACAAAAAATAATCCATACTTTACAATTTGCTTGCTTTGAGGGTGAAAACTGGGCTTATAATGTAATGCGTAATCATTACAACGAATTACCCGACGATTTGAAAACAAAGGTTGATAATTATTTTAACTGAAAATTAAATAAGCCCCGGTTTTCCGGGGCATTTTTTATAACAAATTTAATGCTTTTGAATGTAGTTGGCGTACATATGACACATTATATTTAAGCTCTGCGGCAATCTCTTTGTAGCTCTTATACTCGACATGGCGTTTATATAATATCTCAACCAGTATAGGATTTTTAAGCTCATGTATTTTATCAATTACAATGTGTCTTGTAATTATTAATTCCGCTCTTTTTCTGATAATTTCCTTCTCGATGTCTACAACATTTGCGACATCCTCAGCCAATCTATCACTTGTTGATGCCTGTACTCTTTCGCCGACTTTCGCCGTTATGCTTTCCGCTTCTTCTCTGAGCCTAACGAGCTCTTTTTCTTTCTGCTGTATCTGTACATCTAATAGCCGTAGCTGATTAAGATAAGTATTCGCATTCTTCATACTATCACCTACCCTCAATCATTTTTAATAGCTTAACCATGTCGTAAAAATTACATGGGTCTAATCCGGTGTTTTCTTTTATCCTTTTTCTGTGCCATGTGACGGCGTTATAGCTATAAGATATATTTTTAGCCGCTCTTGTCATATTTAAATTACTGTCGGCTAATGCTCTTATAAATACAATATCGTCTCTTCTTATTCCCGGCATTAAGTAGCCCCCCTTTGCACTTTTGTGTGCAGCCGTTATTTACTCGTTCTTTTTACTCACCAACTCGCCAGCACAAGCCGCATATCCGGCTATATCAATAAAATTATCGGCTTTTTCGCTACCGCCTGCAATCCTCGCTGTTTTAAGCAAAATCATCATAGCCCCAACATCGGCAGGACTTATATCAACAAGTCCGTTGTTAGATGTACATCTTGCTTTTACATAGCTTGTCCAAAATTCCGCTATTGTGGCAAAATTATCTTCCGGTGCTCCATACTGTTCTTCCCTATCTTTCGTTACTATTTCTTTTGCACTGTCTAAAATCTCCGCTCTTTTCATTCCAACGCCATCCTTCCCAACTGTCTTTCAACCTTATATTTTTTGTACTCGTCAACTTCGTTTTCGGCTTTTAACATCATTGCGATTTGTGTAATCATAATCCAAACGTCCGCTAATTCCTCAATAACATGGCCTTTTAAACTGTCTGAATAATCAGAAACTATGTATAAATTAATTGCTTCTATAAGCTCCTGAAGCTCTTCTAAACATTTTGCAAACTGATACTTGCCGTAGTGCTCATAAATCATTTGTAATTTTGCTTTTAACTCCGCTTTTTCGATGTCCGTCATAACTCTACCCCTTTATAATAAACTGCTCTGTTCGCCGTTATATCTCGTTTTTTTGTGTGTTAGGTGTTCCCCTTGCTCCTCAAGTCGTTTGCTTCGTTCCTTGTAATACTTATTCTTTTTTACAATGTAGTTATCAGCGACTTCGGGCGGTGTCGGCATATAATATTCTTCCGGTATTTCCTCGCCTTTTTCCGCAAGCTGTAAAATCCGATTTTTTGCATATACAATGTGGTTTCTGACCAAATTCATATTCACACCATCTGTCCAGAACGGGTCTTGACAGCCATTTTCGTTTATGTAATTCCAAACTTTAAGTGCTTTGATTATGTCTTTTGCATAATCAGCCGTTGTTTTTTCTTTCAGTTTTGACATCTGTTATCACCCCATCGGTTCTATGCAAATTTCTTTAAAATACGGGAGAGTTTCTATCCACTTACAAAAATCAACCCAGCAATCCAACTTATGATTTCTTCGGGCAAAATACATATTTTTTAAGACCTGGTAATTTAATAAAACCGTTCTTTTTTGATTATAGCTTTCAGGTAGTAACTGAATGATAGCATACCAAATGCGTTTCTTATCTTCTTCATTGTCACACTCAAACCAAGCATCCCGCAACTCATTTAAGGTGTCTACCCACGGTTTAGCCACGTCTTTATACAAATTTACAGTTTCAGCATACTTGTACTTGTCGTTGATAATGTCGTTAATACAGGTATGAGATACCCCATATTTCTTAGCTAATTCTCTTCGGGAATATTTACCGTTATCCCACTCACCCTTAATCTCTAATCTTTGTTCAGGAGTAAACTTTCCTTTGTAAGTGGAAGTCGATTTAGGTTGTAAACCAGTATTTACGGCATGCTGCTGGTTTTCTCTTCTTGTTACCCATTCCAAGTTATTCGCAAAATTGTTTTGCTTATTGCCGTCTTTATGATTTATTTCCTTTTTATTCGAAAAACCATTGCACCACTTTAGAGCAATTAAACGATGGAGCGGATATTGTTTACCATGAATAGTTACAGAAATGTAACCGTCTTTATGCAGACTTCCGGACAGAATTCGAGAACCACGCCTAATTCGTCCTTGATTGCTTACGTCATAGTCAACGTCAAATTTCCTCCAAATTTCAGTTTCTTCATCAATTTCAGGTCTAAACTGTTTTATTTCATTCTTATACCCCGGAAGTTTATCGAAACTAAAATCACTCATTTCGAACGGTTTACATAACAGTTTGTGCATTTTAGAGCACGAATTAGCTACCGTCCCAACCTTATACGTATCGTATTCAGTCCACCAATAAAGTGGTGCTGTAATGTCCATCGTAACTACAATCATTCTTAAGAATTTTGAATGATCTGTTCCTGCTTTTGATAAGCTCTGCATAAGTTTTAAATCGTTTTCGCCCAAATAAACGCCCTTGCAGTTTATACACTTTTCGGGTATCTCGCTTTCAGTGCAAGATGTTAAACACTTTGAGCACTCCATCTCTCCAAGGGAGCACTCGCAACTGTCGGATTTTTCCCAGCTGTTCATTGGGTTCCTCATGCCTCTAATGGCTGGTTCCCAACCGTAAACATCGACATTCTCTATTTTAATCATTCTTCGTCCTCCTTGTACAATTTAACATATTTCCATGCCCTTGTAGAGCGATTTGCCCAGCTGGTAGCACCATCAAGCCAAGCTAAACGCTCATTAGTACATCTATCAATACCGGCAAAATATCTTTTATACCAATTTATCTCATCGGCGCTCACAAGAATCTTTGTATCAATCGGCACTTTCGACCAGTCAACTGCCTGATACTCTGCATCAAGCCATTCCCTTGTTTTTTCTTCGCTCCCACATTCACCGTTAAACACGCATTCTTCACAGGCTTCTATACCGTCATTATCGCAACGCATTAATTTTCCGTTTTTCTTATTTATGCCATCTATGCCATACCCACGTTCTTTGATTAAATCAACAATTATTTCTTTCCCGAACTTCTCAAAATTAGTCATTTTCAACCCCTCCTATAATATGTTTGTTTACTACCATCCGACATCTTCACCGTAATTGAATCGGGGTATTGTACATCTTTTATTCCAAAACAAATTTCGGGTACCTCAGGCATTTTAATGAAGCCATTATATTTATATTTTAATATTTTCACAGGTGTAACATGGGAATTTTCACAAGCTGTACACTCTTCTGCTGTATCAAACTCCCTGTCGCAATGATCGCATTTATAACGCTTAATCTCTTTCATCTTTTATACCAACCCTCTCAATTATTGTCAGATATTTTATAGGTAACTATTGTGTATTTATCTTCATCCAACTGTCTAAGTCTTTTAAGTGCTGCATCGTAAGTATGGTATGGTACACCACGAGAGTTAAATACAATCTCACCTGTATTAGTGTTTTTAATGCCATATAACTTCTCAGGAATTTTGTTGATAATCACGTCTATACGTTGACCGCAATTAGGGCAATAAAACATATTATCTATACTCTCGGCTTTTATTTCTTGCCTACACAACGGACAAAGTCCTGCATTATCAAAAAAAGATACAGCTATTTTATTCTCTCTTCTTATGATATACTTCATTTCTGTTATAGCCCATTTATAATACGGTACATATTTTGTTGCAACTAAATCGTCAATAATATCATAAATATGAGCCAACAATTCAATCATTCTTTTAACATCTTCTACTGCGTAACCGGTCATAATCAGCACACCCTTTCAAAACAGTATTTTTCATTCCCAATCAACCCTCTGTCCGCACCTATCACAGTAATAAAAACATCTACGCTTGTTATCCTCTTGAAGCACCAAACCGCAGGAGCAGGCTTTACACCCGTCTGCTATTGTTATCGGTTTCTTCGGTATCTGTTTTTCGACTGCCTTTATCGCTATCCTCAACGCCTCTATGTCTTTTTCCCAAATATCACCTTCGTCTTGGTGTAATAATTGGCTGTTAATAATAAGGCTTGCTAACTGCTTTATTGCTTCGTCTGATGTCATTTACTCAACCTCAATTCCTGTAATAGCCGCGAATATTTCTGCATCAAATTCTGGCAGGCTCTTAAAATACTCAATTAGTTTCTCCGGCATATCTTTATACGCTGTTTTATCATCTACGCCCTCAATTCTCGGTGCAGGAACACATTCCCATTTCTTTTCTTTCTCGTAGTAATCAAAAGCATTTGTAAATTTCGGATACCAACCGTCTGCACATTTTCTTATATTTTCTTTAACTTCGTCAAATCGTTCCTTATCTATATCCGAGTTAAACAATTTATACTTACCGGTATTGTTAATGCACATAATCGCATATGCAAGGCCTTCACAGTTTTTGATGTAATAGCAATTAAATATACCGTAGCTGTTGCTTATACCGCAGCCGTTGCTTATACCGCAGCTGTTGCGTATGCCGCAGCCGGTGCTTATGCCGTAGCCGTTGCTTATACCGAAGCCGTTGCGTATGCCGTAGCCGTAGCGTATGCCGTAGCCGTTGCTTATGCCGTAGCTATCGCGTATGCCGTAGCTATCGCTTATGCTGTAGCCGGTGATATTTGTAGTATAACTCTTAATTTCCTTAACAAATTCTTCAAAACTTAAAACTTTTACTATTTCGAGTATCTCAACGGCAACTTTGCTATCTTTATCATCTTACGAAATAGCCCCATACCCATTGACCTTTGCAAATTTATTCCATTGCACAAAGGGATAATAGTTAAAACAATCTAACGGATTTTCACAAAAATGTAAGCCGTTGTGGCACTTGTCTGGAAATCCCTCTTGTCTATGTACAACACCTTCAACATTGCCGTCTTTATCGGCATAGCAATAGTTATCTCCGTAATTTGCTGTCCAATCATAATTAAAAATCTTGTAACCCTCTGCAACAATCTGTAATCCGTTTAATACACTTCTATCCACTATCATTCTATTCTTCCTCCTATTAGAACGGCAAATCATCGTCTTTAACGTCATCATCTATCGGGTAAAAACCCTCCCCGATGCCGTCATTCTCACGTTTCTGGCCATTTTCCGCATTGCTTTTCTTGCTTTCTGCAAAATACTGTTCTTCTACAACGACCTCAATCGTAGTCCTCTTGTTTCCGTTGTTATCCTCCCAATTTCTGACCTGCAAACGTCCTACAACCGAAATCATCTGACCTTTTGTTAAATACTTTTCTGCAAACTCGCCCTGCTTACCAAAGGCAACGCAAGGAATAAAATCCGCATCCTGTTCGCCCTGGCGTTTAAATCGTCTATTAACCGCAAGTGAATATCTGGCAATCGCTTTCGGTTCTGCCCCCTGCGAATACCTAACCTCTGGATCTCTTGTTAATCTCCCCATCAAGATAACTTTATTCATTGTCCTACCTCCAAGCTTAATTTTTCGCTATTTTTTATTAACAAAGCCTTGACCGATGTCGGTATAGCTTCAAAGTCTTTTCGCTCTTTGACTTTCGCTTTATAGCTTCGCATAAAGTTACTTGCAATCACCGTTTCGGTACTCTCATCATCAGCCAATGCCCATTCTCTGAGCACATTAGCACTGCCGATTGTGGCTTTTATATCGTCAGGCAGTCTGTCAAACTCCTCGGTTGAGTGATAAGCACTATTCCTAATCGCTGTTTTAACAAGTCCCCACGCTTCAACCTCGGATAATCCTTTTTTTGCTGTAAACTGTCCTATTCTCAAAATGACATCCGCTATCGTCGGTGGATAAGGGCTTGTTGCTATCAAAGCTTTAACAGCAGCGTTTACAAGCACAACCGGGTATTCCTCAAGCATTGTATGCCATAAGCTAATAGCCTTCCCGATTTCATCTTCTGTTTTTCCGCTGTAATATCTGGGATAAGCAGTTTTAAAAACTGCCAAAATCGCTGCTGTATCCGCTTTCGTCATTGTTCTCCTCCTCCTCTTTCAGCTTGTAATACATATCCATAAACGGATTACCACTACCACCGCCTCCGCTTGCTCTCGGCTTATTGTCATAATTACCGTCAAGCACTTTAGCCATATTGGCATCTTTTATCAGCCAATCAAAGTTAGCAGTCCAGTTATTATTATTCGCTCCGGTCAAAAAACTGCTTTCGTTGGCTTTTTCAAACAATCGTTGGAAATCATCAATGCCATAATGATTGAGCCTTGCTCTTAAAGCCTTCTTTCGGCTTTCGGAAAGCGTGGTACACTTAGGCAACGTCACGCAAGTGGCGTTATACATATCAGCTATTAGCTGATAACTATGTTTTTTATTAACATCAACATCTTCATCAACATTAACATTAACATCTACATCATCATCTACATCTACATCTTCATTAACATTAACATCTACATTATCAGGTTGTTTTGCTTGTTTTTGTTCATCAAAACAACCATTTGCTTGTTTTGCTTGTTTTTGGTTGTCAAAATAACCATTTGCTTGTTTTGCTTGTTTTTGTGCGTTGGTGTTACCCTTTGGTGCTCCGCCGTTTTTTCCTGCTTCCTTGCGTTTTTCGACTGTTTTTTCGTATTTTTCAGCATCACGGTCAAGCTGTTTTTTGATAAACGCAAACGCCATTAACACCATTCCGTTAAGATCCGGTGCTACACCTGTTTCGGTGTACTCAAAAATAGCCATAATAAGCTGACCTGCTTCTTCGTAACTAAGCAGTTCAAACTGATCTTTATATTCGTTGTATAAAACAAAGCTATTCTTCATGTTATTTCTCCTCGTTCATTTGCGATACCATTAAAATAAAAAAGCTCTTTATTTCATCGTCCATTTCTAATATTTTGCCTGTAAAATAATATGTAAAAAACGCATTGTACAAATCCGCTTGTACGTCTTTAGGCAACAACTTAATTGCTTCATAAAAATGTCGGTAAAAAACTATATATTCTTTGTCGTTCATTCGCTCACTTCCTTTATACTTAACTCCGTCTTCGGCTTTTCCGAATACTGTTTTTCCGCAGCCACTTTAATTATTTTGCTGTCGTCTGCATACGCTAAACCGTTTAAGGCATCCAGTACCGACTTTATCAGATTATCTATATCAGGCTTTTTTGTATGCTTTAATCTACCGTTTAAAATCTCCGCTTTTTGCTTCTTTGAATAGCTTTTTGGTATTGGCATATAAAATACTATGTCAATTTCTAACGGTTGCTCTGACGGCTGAATACCGCCGTATTTTGCCACCCAACACATTTTGACGTATTCCTCATATTCCTGTGTTTTTTTCGGTGTGTATGTGCCATATCTGCCTAACCTCGGTCTGCCTTTTGCTACTGGTACACCGTCTATCGTTAATTGCTTCATATTCGACCTCACAAATAGTTTTTGCCTATAAGCTGTATAAACTCTTGTCTTGTATGTCCTGCTTCTTCATAAGCTGTTTGGCAAGCCTGTTTCAGCTCCATATCTAACTCATGACCATTCTTTCCATGTACTCCGTTTGTACCTCTGTGATATTCAGGTATCAACCAAACCCAAAAACCGTATTTATCGGAAATAGCACGTCCCTTAACGCCATAGTAACAATGGTGCTTTTCAAGGTTGTCCGTTCTGCCGGTTATGTAACATTCTTTTTCTATGCCCTGCAAAACAGATACTTTATGACTTCCTTTCACCGTCCCACGCCCTTTTCATTTCTTCTAACTCTGTCGGTGTCAATGTTTCTATGCCTTGTTCTTTGCAATCATTTACAACGGCATCTATCAGCCTTGACATTTGTTTTGTATTGTAACAGCTACTTCCGTAATAAAAGTTGACTAATACAAATCCTTTATGCTGTCCATGGTCTAATCTGTCCGCTATCCAGCCTAAACCATGTGACTTCCACATATATATCATTGTATCGACCGCATTTTCGTCAATCTCGACCGTCCGATAGATACCGAGGTCTTTTATGTACTCCCAGTAGATTTCTTCTTTCTTTCGGTTTAGCTTTTCCGCAAGCTCTCCAACCAATGTCCAGAAGTAGCTGTTGGCATTAAGGCTTCTTTTTTTGCGGTATTTACTTATCTTTATTGTAAGTGCTTCTCCCGCTTGCTCCAAAGCCGCCTTAATGGTGTTTTTGTCTTTTGTGGTTAATTTATCGACCATAAAGGAAACCTCAGTCTTGCCACTCTCAAGCGTCTTAAACGATATGCTGTTTTCTGTTTTTAAAGTTGCAAGACCTTCCATTTTGTTACTCCTTTGTTTTTGCTAACTCTGTTTCTATTCTTGTTATAACATCCTGTGCTTTTGTCCTCGGAAGATAGATTATATTTTTAACACCCTGTTTCTTTAAATAAGCGTCCAGTTTATCCCTCTTGCCAGAATAGTATTTATTGAGCTTTGCAACCTGTTCTTCTGTTGCATATTCAGTTTCCGGCCCGTTTGCATTATACTTAGTTCTATCTTTTTCATAGTAAACATCTGCCGCCATACCTAACGCTTTACACGCTACCGATATAGCATCTGTATACGCCATTTTAAAAGCTTCGTCAGAAGTATCAGGATTTTCCTTAAAGACATTGACAAACATAGAGCCACCGACACCAATAATCGGCTTGCTCCACTCGCCGCCCTGTTTAACGTACAGATTAATTTCTACAAATGCGGCTTCTTTCCCATCTGGACCTTTTTCTATCCATCTGTTAGTTATTTCTGTATACCAACCGAAGCCACAAACCCCAAAGATTTCCGTTAATTTCTTAATTCGCCACATCGGGTTTACATCGGTAAAACCATTTAACTTTCCTCCCGATATTTTCTTTTTTGCCTCCTGTGGTACTTCTTTTAAGCTATTGTATATATCCATATTACCCATTGCTTACACCTCTTTTATCTCTGCATTTATCCTTCTGCAAAAATCGTTAAACTCTGTGATGTACTCACTTGATACCGTTACCATATATGTTGCTTTAACCGATTCTACGTTTATATCATCTAAAATATCATCTAATGTTTTTGCTTTAGGCTTTACAGCCGTTTCTTCCACATCTCCCGGTTTTGCAACAATCTTGTGTGCCTCTTCCACCTTTATAAAAGCCTTTGAAAGATTAAGCGTAATTTTATAAGCATTAAGCAGCTCATCGGTATGTGTTTTTGTTGCAGCTATTACTTCCAAATCAACGCACACACTATCAATATAGTTCTTAACCTTATCCTTAAGCTTTTTATCGCTGTCTGATAGATTAATCTTTATTCCTGCTTTGGCATAATCAAGCCATTCACAATTCTTTTCTTTTTTATATGCGTCAAAGTATTCGATTAAATCAACTTCTCTTTTAGTCCTTAAGTCACTTTCGACATCTGTTATTCTATCTTTAAGCTGTTTATCGGCATTCTTAAATTTATCAGATACACAAGCCTTATATACTTTTTCAAAATCTTCATACGGCTTAAGCACTGCCTTTTTAACAGCTTTTCGTTGTTCTTCAAGCACTTCAAAATTTTTTGCAAGCTCACTTCTCGTTGCTTTTATTTCCTTTACTGTGCTTTCGTCACACACAAGACTTAATGCAAGCTTTATTTTGTCATCAATCATAGCAGATACATCTTGTAGATGTTCCTCTATCTTTGGGAGCTGTGACACATTCATTAGTTCGTTCATTCCGTAACCTCCGTTTCTACTCCTGCAAGCTCTAAGACTTCTTTTATTCCTAAAGCTTCAAGACATTCCAGATGATAAAAGTCCTCGCCAATTCTCGCAAATTCTTCGCCTTCCTGAATACCTTCTTTACAGTTTTTGCAGATATAAACCTCTTTAGGCTCTGGTTCGTTCGGGCAACCTGATTTGTGAGGGTTGCTGTGGCAATATTCACACATCAAAATTCCTCCTCCGGTACTGTCGTTGCCAATAACGCATTGTATTTATCCTCAAGTTCTTTGTATTCATTCTCAAGCTTTGCCATTTTCTCATTCATTTCCTGGTAATTGTTGTACCATAATTCTTCGCTATCACTGACTTCCGAGATTTTATCTATAAGAGCTTTTTCCAGTTTTGTTAATTCCATTATAATTCCTCCTTTAACTCCGCAAATAATTGTGCTATACTATAAGTGCGTTTTTGTGTCTGCCGCTCACTGGGATTGCCGTCCCGGAGCGGCTTTTCTTCTTTCATACTCTTGTTCCGACCGACGCATAAATTCGTCTTTGTGTTCTTCGTAGTACTTCTTTTTGTATTCCTTAATCCTTTCTTTGTTTTTGATTGCGTATTGACGTTTATACTCTTTCTGCTTTTCTGTATACGGTTTTGTTTTCGTTTTTTTCTTTGGTTCTTTGGCTTTAAGCTCTTTATCTGTAGGACAACCTGCGTTCCTTAACATAAGACCTTCTTTCGCTGTCTGGGAACCATCGTATTTACAATCATCGAATATACAGTTGAAGCAGTCCATATCACAAATTTTCTTAGGCATTTTGATAACCTCAATCCGTTTTTTTAAACTGTGTACACGCTACTCCTCGCCCTCTTTCGTAACAAAGCACTGCGTAATAGCACTTTTTACAGTCGTTTGATAGCTTCTTTTTCTTCTTTTTCATTTTCTTCGCTTTAACACTCCCTCATAGCTACCTAAACTGGCAGCTCCCCATAAAAACTCGTCTAATACTTGCTCGTGTTTTTTCTTTTTCTTGATTTCGATTTTCTGCAAATCTTTTATTAACTTCTTTTCTCCCGGTGTTATGTCCCGAAACTTGTCCATCACTCACCCACCTTTACAATAATGTTGTTGTGCTGTTTACGCTCTCTGCTTAACTCTCGTTTAAGTCTTTCGCAAGCCCATTTCTCGGACACAAACTCCATCAATAACATCAAATTTCCAAACAAGATGTAGACAAAACCGCCATTGTCGTTTTTAATTATTAATCCTGCACCGATTAAAAACCAAAGTGCTGTATATCCGATTGTTATTAATACATCTTTATGTTTCTTCATTTTCAACATCCTCAAATTTCAGAGTATCATCAGCATACATTGCAATTTTCACTCTGAGTGCTTCTCTGAGTTTCTCCGGAATTTCCTCCTCGCTTATTTCGCTAAGAATTGCCACACAGAAATCAGTCATAATTCTTACCGTATTTTCCTTGCTTTTTAACATTGCTTCATACGTTGTCATTGTTATCCCCCTATTATTTTTATTACGCTGCCTATCCCATAGCCGATGCACCATGCTACTACTGCCCACAGCATAAGGAGTATTATTATTGCTGTCTTTCTCAATGCTGTTCCTTTCCTGCTTAATTTTTATATAATTAAGCTTTTAGTTTTTCTTTTTCTGCATTGGCTCTATCAATTTCTTTAGCCATAATTGCCACTGCTCTTTCGAGCTCTTTGTGGCGTCGTTCATATTCGTCATCGGTCAAATCAGGAATATGCACGCTAATAACTGCATTCGGGAAATAGTACACTTTCGTTTCTTTTATTTTGTCCATGTAAACACCTCTTTTTTGTTATTTTATGCAACTCTGCTTGTACCTTTGCCGAATATAATCGTTATCAGCTCGCCTCCTTATTTTCGTTCGCTCTTGCTATGTACAACATTCCCTGAGCAAACGCTAAAAATCTTTCCTTTTCGGATTTTGATAATAACGGTAATGTTTCTTTAACTGTTGCCATTACTTCTTTTTCATCTTTCTTCATTTATTTTCACCTCGCTTTACATTAGCAGTAAGCATATATTCGCTATATTCACAGCACAACTTAGAGTTAAAACTATCCGAAGTTCAAACAGCTGTTTTTCTAAAAGATTGTTCTTGTGTTCAAGCTCCTCTATCTTCTTATCGGTGTGATTGAGAACTCTTGCAACAATAGGAATTTTAAGTGCTTCTACATCTTTTTCTAACTGCTGATAAAAGAAGTCTTTATTCATCTTTTCACCTCGCTTTCGTTTGTTGTCTGTGTAACTATTATACGTCAGCTATACAACATTGTCAATGCTTTTTTGTTGTTTTTAACACAATTTGTTGTCTATGTGACGTTTTATATTGATTTTAGTTTGATGATACTGTATAATGTAAATATGAAAAGAGGTGAACTAATATTGAATGAAAGATTAAAGAAATTAAGAAAAACTTTAGATTTAACTCAACAGGCATTTGCTGATAAATTGGGAGTAAAACGCAATACAGTCGGACAATGGGAAATTGGCCGAAATGAACCCAGTGACGCAATTATCTTTTCTATTTGTCGTGAATTCGATGTAAACAAAGAATGGCTTTGCACCGGAGAGGGCGAAATGTTTGTTATTAGAAGCGATGAGGAAGAAATAGCCGCATTTTTAGGTGATGTACTTTCCGAGGAAGGCGAAACATACAAAAAACAGCTTATTTTGGCTCTTGCAAATTTAAGTGATGAAGGTTGGAGAGGTATAAAAGAGTTTCTTGATGCACTTATCGCAGAAAAAAAAGAAAGAGGAGAGCTTTAACGCTCCCCTCTTACAACATTTAAGTGAATTATAAATATGTACACAATTCGTAATTGTTTTTCGCTCAGGTCTTTTAGTTGCTTCTTAATCATTAGTTTGTAATCCATAATCAACTCCCCTTTGCATTTTTAGTAATATTTAGGCGTTTTTAGGTACTATTACTATTGACAACTTTTTGTGTTGTTTATAGTATTAATTTATAAAATCTTTACTTATTTAATGGTTTCGTATTGACTTTGTACTGTATTGGATTTACAATCTATTTATAGAAAATATTGGTAAGTTGATTACATTATATTACCTTATTTTTACATTGTCAACCGTTAAAAGATTTAAATATTACATTGCGGAGGGAAATGTTATGAAAAAGAAGGTTTTAGCTTTATTTGTAGCTTTGGGTGTAATGTGTAGCAGTGTTCCGGCATATGCAGCGAGTACGGATACCGTTCCTATAACGGAGTATGCAGAAGCTCTTCAAAATTTGTATACTGCCAACTACGTTTATATGTTGACAAAATATACTGATGATATGCTTTATTATTTTTCGAGCAGTGAGGTTGCTAATTCATCTTCTGCTTATTTTAACCGTAACAACATTCCGACCGAAATAGCATTGATGAATTACACCATTAATAACCTCGAAGAAATCAATAAGCTTATTACCGATAATCATGTTTCTACGTTTTACGGTGTGCAAACTGATATTACAAAATTAGTTAATGCATCCAAAACATATGTAGAAGCTTGCAGACGTATTTATAACTATGATAACTCTGGTTATTATCTGGCTACATCTGTATGCGGTGACATTTTTCAATCAGTAGACAATATCAGTAAAAGTTGTGCTCAAATTATGCTTGTTCCCGAAGATTATTTAGTAAACGCTATGCAAGAACTGAGGAACAAATATGAATAAGAAAGTTTTATATGCAATCCCTATTGTAGCACTGTCGATTGGATTAATATCGAGTTTAAGCCGTCCTACTTACGATGAAGGTTGGCAAGTCGGATACGATGAAGGTAAAACCGACGGCGAGAAAATCGGATATGAAAACGGTAAAAAAGTCAGTTACAATAAAGACTATAATTCCGTATTGGATGGATATAACGAAGCTTATCAAAATGGATATGACGAAGGCTACGAAATGGGTTATAATGACGCACTGTGGGAATATGACATCAGCGATGATGATTATTACTATACTGATGATGATTACTATTACTACGATGATGATGATACAGACGATAACTACGAGCTTACTGTATACGTTTCTGCAAACGGTTCTAAATATCATAGCTATCCAAGCTGTAGCAACATGAAAGCTCCAATAGAAATGACCGAAAGTCAAGCTATAAATAAGGGTTATTCTGCTTGCAGTAAATGTTGGTAAATCATTTTGTCAACCTCGGCAATATGGTCACAAAATAAAAAAATCCTCCTGTATTAGCAGTACAGAAGGATTAAGGAATAGCGGTTGCGTGAACCACTACAAAGAACACATTTAGTATATCACATGGCCGCTTTAATTTCTACTCTTTTTTGAAATTAAGTGGTCTTTTTTTTATGCAATAATTTTGCCAATAATGGCAGCATGGTCAGGAGGAGGAAAAATGTACAATCAAAATGAACTAATAATGTATTTAAGAAAATCAAGAGCAGACCGGCCCGATGAGACGGTGGAAGAAGTTCTTGAAAAACACGAAGGTATATTGCAAGATTATGCTTCCGAAAACTTTGGTTTTAAAATTCCCGAAAATCAAATATTGCGTGAAGTTGTCAGCGGCGAAACTATTGCCGACCGTCCTGAAATACAACGTCTGCTTAGACAAATTGAGTCGAAAAAAATCAAAGCTGTTATGGTTGTTGATCCTCAACGATTAAGCCGAGGCGACCTTGAGGATTGTGGGCGAATAGTAAACGCTTTTAGGTATTCTCATACGACTATAATTACGCAATATAGAGAGTATAACCTTGAAGACAAATACGATAGAAAATTTTTTGAGATGGAACTCGGCCGAGGAAATGATTATCTCGAATACACAAAAGAAATATTGCAGCGAGGTCGTAACGCATCAGCTAAAAAAGGAAATTTTCTTGGGAGCGTACCTCCATATGGCTATAAAAAAGTTTTTGTTGATAAACGCCCAACTCTCGAAATCGTTCCTGAAGAAGCTAATGTAGTACGAATTATATTTGATTTATATGTTAATAAAAACTATGGATTTATGGCATTAGCCAATGCTTTAGATGACTTAGGAATAAAGCCTCGAAAATCAAAATATTGGTCAGCAGCTGCATTAAAGAATTTAATTGATAATCCTGTATATATAGGCAAAATACGTTGGAATTTTAGAAAAACAATATATGTAATAAAGGACGGAGAAAAACAAAGAACAAGACCAAATGCAAAAAATGTAAATGATTATATATTGGTCGATGGCAACCATGAAGCTATCCTCAGTGAGGAAATGTTCAACGCAGCTCAGGCTAAGAAGGGTAAAAACATAAGAGTAAAACAAAAGGTAGCTGTCCGAAATCCATTCTCAGGTTTATTGTTTTGTGACTGCGGAAGAGCTATGTCATATCGTACTTACCGAAATAAAGGTGTTACTATTGCCATGCCGAGGCTTGTATGCGAAGGCCAACATCATTGTAGAAACAAATCTGTTTATTATGACGAATTTGAAAAATATATAGTTGATGTACTTTATGCAGCTATTGCAGATTTTAAAGTTAAGTTAGAAAATAATAATAATAATAATTCTGACTATGATTTGTTAATTAAAAAACTGGAAGACAAATTAGAACGTCTGCATAAAAAGGACGATGAGCAACACGATTTGCTCGAAGAAGGCTTTTACACAAAAGAGGTATTTATTAGAAGAAATATAAAATTGCAAGAAGATATTGAACACACTCAACTTGCTATTAAAAACGCAAAAGAAAATATGCCAAAACGCATCGATTACCATGAACGCATTGCTACGTTTCAAGAAGCGGTAGATGCTTTGCAACGTAATGATGTTGATGCCTCATTAAAAAATATGCTGCTTAAAAAATGTATCGAAAAAATAACCTATTCTCGGCATCTGCTTGCAAATCAGTCAAAATTTGAAAACCCACCATTTAATGTTGATATTAAGCTTAGACTTTAACTTATATATACAACATCGATGTACCAATTCATAAGCACATTGATGTTGTATATTAAAACAGCCCCCGAAGGAGCTGTTTTTTTATTTACACACTATATATTCATAATATAGTGATGTTTTATTTTTAACTGCATCTTTATCGTATAACCAAGCTTCTGTCATGTCCGCCCATGCGTTCGGTGTATCACCTACACCGTATTTCTCTAATGCTGCCGAATAATCAGAATACAGCATATTCATTACCGCATAATATAACGCAGTAGATACATCTGTTATTCCTCTTGCGTTTTTGACATTTTCGATTTCGTCCATGCTCCAATGCTCTCCGGTTGTACCATCTGAGTTCTTCATATGATGAACCCACTTTTCGGCAAGGTCCGGTGTCATTTTTATATAATGGTCTGCTTTTTCGTCTTTCAGATTTTTATAAATCTCCGATAAATAAAACAGCTCTTCAATATCTTTTAAACAAAAGTGGTCTTTTTCTAAAATCTCATTGATTTCGTGTTTAATTCTGTTCATCAGTTACAGCCCCCTTTATTATATAATCATGCAATAAATCAATATCCTTTTTGTTAAATGCGACATTGCCGATTATAGGTATCTTAGCCTTAAAGCCTTCTTCCGGCATCTTCTCTTTCATTATATCGAGTAACATTTCTATTTCTACGTTATCCCCGTCTATGATACCCAGCATATTTATAAATTCGTTATCTTCTGCTTTTTTAATGGTGTTTGATAATAATTTTATTGCACACGCACTAACTACTGATACGCCATATTTTTTTACTTGTGTTTCATCCTTTAGCTGTGGGAATATTTCGTTATCAATATATAATGCTATTCCCTGTTCCACTTGCTGAATTTTTACCATGATTATACCTCCTAAAAAAGAGGGGCTAAATGCCCCTCCTTAGTGTAGACCTCAACAGCAACATTCGGCCGGAAGAGGGTTATATGTTTTCTGTGCAGTTGTCGTTGTGCCTGTTGTAACATCTGCAACCATCTTAGGATAAAATGTTGCATTGACGTATGTAACAATCGAATTGTCCGCACACTGTCTTTCCTTCTTTTCGCAAGCAAGTCTTTCAGAAAGCATTGAAAAACTATCCTTTGTAGCCTGATTCTGTACAGCCTGCTGACAAATAGCTGAATTGATTGATTTAACCTGTCCATCAAAATACTGGTACATTTCAAGCAGTTTCTTGTCCGTGTAGGTATTTGCGTCTCTAAGCTTTACTTCATTGTTTAGAGCTGCAATTTCAAGGTCTTTCTGCTGGATCTGCTTTGCGTTTTCAAGCTGTAAATCAAACTCATAACGGTTTACAAAATGGTCTTCACTACAACACGTCTGTGCCGGAGCTACTCCGCCGCCAAGTCTACTAAGTATGTCAAGACCTGCAAGCGATAAACCTGTTATGCCTGTTGCTAAGCCTGCCTTTGCTACTCCAGAACTTCTTTTTGTTGTTTCCTCTACAAGTGCCATACTACATTCCTCCTTTAAGATTAATAGCAGAAACCAAGTAATTGATACAACACTCGGTTTCCATTTACTGGTTACTTACAGTATAGAATACTATCTATCTTAAAGTGTGCCATGTATATGACATTGTTTAACCTCTAAAACATAATGCACAATTTTATTAACTATTGATGTATACCGCCTTGCTACTGTGCGGCGGCTGGTGTGTAATTCTGCCGCAATATCCTCTTGATACCAACCCTTACGGGCTAAATTAATTATCGCTAATTCGTCGTCAGTAAAATCTATATTGTCTATAAACTCTTGCCATTGTTCCTTGTAGTAGTCCAAACGTTTCATTTACTCACCCTTCCGTTATTCAATTTAATACCTGTATGTCTTTCCTACACCACACGCTTCGTATATCTTCATTCTCTCGTCATATGACGGATTATAACCATGCTGTTGCATAAAGTCATCTATTGCTCTTTTATACGCCATTGACTTTGCACCTCTTACGCCTTCCGGATATGATACATTTCCAAGCACGTCTTTTATACTTACATATGTATCTACGTCCATAAAGCTTTGCACCTTTTGGTACGATGGTTGGTCGTAATAACTCTTAGCAACAGAAGGAGTAAAATATGCAAATCTGTCTCGAATATCCGCTGAAATATCTTTGTCCTTTGTATAACCTAAAGAGTTTAGATATTCGTCAAATTCTGTCGCTTTCATAGCAGATTTTTCATCTTTATTATATATATCGGAATACCCTTCGTATATCTTCATAAAATCGGGATAGCTAAGATCATATTTTTTGTTTAGCTCCTTAGCATCTTCCTGTCTGCTGTCAGATAAACCAGATATTTCAGGTATATAGTTTGCCGCATATTCTTTGTATAACTTATCCTGATTATTCAGCATTTCCTTAGCAATGTTGTTCTTCTGCTGCTTAAGCTTACGGATTTTCTTATTCTTTTCTGCAATAGTAGCATTAGAATTAAGAATTTCCTTCTCCTGCTTTGTCAAGTCAGAAATCTGTTTCTGTGCCGATGTGAAATCACTCTCAAGCTTTTCTTCCGGCGTTCTATAATCGGAGGGTAGATTTTCTCTTATATCTCTATCGTTCGCAGCTTTTGTAATTTCTTCTTTCCTGTCATAGAAGCGGTCAAGATTATAGTTGGAATATGCACTGTCGGTTGTAAACCTGTTTTTAAATGGCTGTACAAAGCCTGAATACAGCGAGTTTTTAAGTGTTTCATTTTCTGTTGCACCTTTGTTTTTGCCCGATGTAAGTCCCTGCATAACATCACCTGCATAGCCCAAATAGCTATCCATAAGATAATCTATCGCCATAGGACTTTTAGCCCAATCCGGCAAGAATGGAACTTTGTTCGTTTTATTTGCTATTTCTTTTGCAATTCCCGATGTATTTATATCGTACTGGTATTCCGGCGATACATCGGTTAAGTTTGACGGTATTATCTTGCCGCCATGCCAAGCTGTATTTGTGCCAAGCCTTCGCATTGAGCCTAAAATATTATCTCCTAATATATCAGGTGGTGCAAAACTGTTTACAAGCGTATCAGAATATCCGTCAAATGCTGTTGGTAGTGTTTCTTTTAATGATTTATTATCACTTTCGCTTTCGTCTAAAGCACGAATAAATCGTTCAAATGACGCACTGAATAAGGCTCCGAACTCTCTTGATTTAGGTATTCGGATAAATGTTTCCGGATAACCGTATATATCAATCGCTCCGGCGTAGTTAGGTATTAGATAATAATTATCCTTAACACCGTCTTTGACATCTTCCCAGTGTGGATTATCTTTGTTGATTAGATATACCAACAACGTCGGTAAGAATACACTTGCCGTTGCTCTGACAGTAGTTTTTATCGGATGTGCTTTTATTTGTCTTAAAGTTCTATCTGCACCCTGTAAGCCTGCATTGAAGTACGGTACCCACGCATTAGCAAGTGCTGATAACTGAGCCGTTCTATTAAAGTTTACAGTAACATCGGCAGCATTAAGCGAAGCCTGCAAACGTCCTGCATCGGTATTTCCAAGGTTTTCGATAGTATTAAGGTACTCGGCATAACG